TAGAAATTCAAAAAGTTAGAATTCCGCAAGAATTACTAATACTAAGCCCCCTTGAAAAGCCAATGGCAAAAAATGAACTTGATATTTTAAACGCTTATTCTATGCTTTTTTACAAATACAAACAGTGCGAAATTCAGATAAACAAAATAAAGGAGCTAAATAATGAGTAATACAAATGTTGATTACAACAAAAGACTTGAAGCATTTAAAGAAATTTATCCGCAAATTTTAGAAATGAGTTTAGCGGAAAAATCTCCATTTGGAGAATTTAAAAAGCTTTTGGAACAATTTGGAAACGATAATGTTATAAGAAATGACCAGCAATTTCAAAGCTTAGCACAAGCGTTGGTAAGTGTTGGACAAACCATAGTAGCTCAAAGTCAAAATACAGCTTTATCCATGATTTTACAAGGCGATGAAAACGAGCTTAACGCTGAAAAAACGTTGCTTTTTAGAGCTCAAACAGAAACAGAAAAAGCAAAACCTGCATTAATAGCTAGACAAATTTCACAGATAGATGATAATTTAAGAATTGAAGCTGCAAAAGTTACACAGAGTGTTCAATTTGGATATTGTACCGGTGGTCTTGATATACCACAAGAAATTATGAAGCTTGTTAAAGAAAAGATAGAAAATATAGAAAAGTCTTCATAATGCTTATAGATGAAAAAAGGCTTATGAGAAATTATACTCTTAAGCCTGCTTATCCATCAAACATAGGAGAATTAGATACACAAGAAGTATATAAACAATGGTTTACCTATGCTATGATAGGGGTAAATAAATATGTTGAGCTTTTACATAAACAACTTGTAAGAAAAGGTAGAAGCCAAATTCAAAATATAAACCATCCGCTATTTAAAAATTCGTATATAGTGAAAAAATATAACATTAAAAGTTCTAGCACTGCACCTTATAATAAGGAAAACTATAATGATTTAGGACTTAACCAATTTTTCGTGGGTCAAGATCCATACAAACCCTATAAAGGAGATCCTAGCAGTAAAAATGGAATATATCATGATATTTGCGAGATAAGAACTAATTATAATTTAGGAAGTATGCAGTATTATTATGGTTTTCCAAACAATTTAACTCTTTTATTTGAAAAAGAAAAAGCTTGGAAATATAATGGAAAAGGATTTTTTTATATTGATGAAAAAATAAATTTCAAAGATATATTAAATAAGGCATTGGAAAATATAAATTATGACATGCTTATAAATGATATAGAAGTGGTTATTTTTTCTCAAACTATTCAAAAAAATAATGAATGGATATATCCTAGTATTGATGATATTAAAATACCAGAAATTAAAGTAGAAAATGTTGAATTTAAACCAACTTTTGGAAAACCTTATAAAAAATTATGCATTGATGTTGAAAAATTTTATAATGATTTTAAAGAATTAAATAAAAATATATTTAGAATCGAAAAAGTAGAAATAACCTATAATATATATGAGAAAGCACAAAAAACTAGAGAGAGTGATCCGAGTAAAATATATTATACTTTAACAAGCAAAAAGATATCTTTTTTTGAAGTATTTAACTCAATAAAAGAAAATTATAAATGCAAATATGCAACTCCTTTATGTTTTTATAATAGTTTTAATTTAGTTTGTTATGAAGAGCCTTATGTTGCTTATTCTTACCTCAATAATCAAAGCTTTGGAAAAAAAGATACAAGTGTTACGCCAAGCGTATATCCGTTATATAGAAAAAGTTCAAATTTACCTTATGGACGTAGAGATAGATGGTTTGCATTATGGGATAGTTTTTATTATCTTTATGTATACGAAAAATCAAGCAAAGGAATTTTAAGCTTTTTGGCACCTATTGTTACTATTATTTTGGCTGTAGCTACTTGGTGGATTGGCGGACAAGGTGCATGGCTAGGAACATTGATAGGGGTTAGCGAAGGTGTAGCTGCGGGTATCACACTAGGAATTAGCTTAGGTTTAGCCGTGGGTTCACTTACTGGAAATAAATTATTTTCAATTCTTAATGCTGTCTGGGGTTTGGTTAATTTTTTAGGTGCTTGGGGTGCTAATAATTGGAATTTAGCTACAGATTTTGCAAAAAATACAGCACAAGTAGCACAAGAAATGACAACTTTTGAATCAACTTTAAATGTTGTTGGAAATTTGCTAAGCGGTGCGAGTAAAATTTATGATGTTGTTCAAAGCATTACAGCAGATACTCCTAAAATGATGAATGAGCAAAGCGATGATTCTGATAATGAAAGAGGAAATGGAAATGAAGCTTTAGAATTAGCAAAAGATGCAATTAATCCAACTTTATGGTATAATTTTGAAACTGCAGATATATTAAATGAAAAAATAGAAAAGAAAGAAAAACCTATTTTTATATTTTAA